CTAAAAGTGGTCAGAAATGCTTAGTATTACCAATTGATGATAATTATTTAACAGCAATTGAAAAAGACGGAACAACGGCTGTTTATATGCAAACTGATGTTGTTACAATGGATTCAGAAGATACCAACGGAAATTGGGGTTTTCAAGTTCAAAAACTATCAAGTGAAGCGTATAAGGCTTTAGGGGCTGACAAAGCAAAAGAAGTTGGTTTGCCTTACTTAGGTAATCTTAAAGTTTTTACTAAAAAGACAAATGATGTTTCCGAACCTATTGAAATTGCATTAGAAGAAACAACAGACTTTTTACCCTTTTAAAACTTTAACTAAAAACCTATTGTTAATTCAATAGGTTTTTTTATATTTGTGTTAGAATTATTGGTGGAGCATTAATTCAATGAAAAATACTTTTAAAAAGCCTGATAGTGCGGAACTCCACTTCCAATCTATCGGGCATTTTTATTTAAAAACATTATGTCAAAATACATTAATAAAGAAAATGTAATTAGAATTAAAGATTATTCTGGACAAAAATCAAATCTTTTAACTGCTAAAGAATTTTCACACGTTCACAACAATTCAAGTTACTGGGTTTTTGTTTGCGAATGTGGAAATGAAAAAACACTAAGAAGCAACAAAGTTTTTGTAAAATTTAAACCTACTAAATCATGTGGTTGTCTTAAAAGATACATAACTAATAATCCAGCTTTTAATTTAGTTTTTTCTTCTTATTTAAAAGGAGCAAAAAGAAGAAGTTTGAACTTTAATTTATCAGTAGATGAATTTAAAAACATAACCTCAAAAAATTGTTTTTATTGCGGAATAAATCCTAATAAAATTTCTAAAACAACTAATCATACATATTTATATAATGGTATTGATAGAAAAAATAATAGCATAGGTTATACAATTGAAAATTCTCTACCTTGCTGCACTTTGTGTAACAAATCCAAAAGAGACTTAGAATATTCTTATTTTATGGAATGGATTGAAAGAATTTCAAAATTCAGAAATAACAAAACTAATTAACTAAACTTATGGCACTAAACATAGAACAACAAGAGTGTAAAGAAAAAATATTACAATTCTTATCAAAAAAAGAAAACGATTACTTTGGTATTTATGGAGCTGGAGGAACTGGAAAAAGTTACACAATTTCACATACTTTACAAAATTTAACGGAAAGGTTTTATTTTTAGGGGCTACAAATAAAGTAGTATCTGTTTTAAAATCATCATTAGAAAATAGCGGTTTTATAAATCCTAAAGTAAAAACAATTGATAGCTTTTTAAAATTCAAAATTGAAAAAGATGAATTTAACAATAGCACAATTTCATATACTTTTCCATCTATTAAAGATATTCCAAAGTTATTAGTTATTGATGAGGTTTCAATGATTACAAATCAAAAGTTTCAATTAATACAACGCTTAAAAAATCATTGCAAAATAATTTTAATTGGAGATTATTTGCAATTACCACCAATTGAAGAAGATAAAGATACAGTTGTTAGAAATTCAGATGGTTTTTTGGTTAGCAAAATTTTTACGGTAGTTAAACCAGAAAATACATATACGCTTACAATTCAAAATAGACAAAAAGACGGAACAGAATTAAGTGCTTTAGTTAGTGGATTTAGAAACCACATGCATTTAAAAATAGACCCTATTAAATTAGCTGAAAAAAAACAAAATAATTCAGATATTCAATATTATTTTACAAACGATCCAAAATTAAAAGAAACTATAAAACAAAATAAATGCGTTGCTGTTTGTTTTAAAAATCTTTCAGTACTTAATTTTAATTGGCTTATTGGTTCTACAAAATCAATGCGTAAAGATTATAGGTTAAATGAAATTAATATTGGAGATTCTTTAATGTTTGATGCGTTTTATTTCCACGAAAAGAACAGAAAAAAAACCAGCTTTTACACTTCTAATATTGTTGATGTAGTTGATATTGAAACAGGAATAACTGAAACATTCAAGATAAAAGAAAAAATTAAAAAAGTAATTACATTTTCAATCCTAACCGTATCAGACGATGAAGGAAATACTCACGAGGTTAGATATATTCAAGGCGGTTTGTATGGAGAAAACGGTGGTGGCTTGAGCAGTTCTGTATATGGTCAAAGAAAAACATACACTGAACACATAAGACAAAATAAAAACAAAGAAGAAAATATAAAATTCTTAAAAGATTTAAACACTAGATTTGCAAGCTATCAAAATTCATTTGCTAAATTAAAAAGACCATACGCAATTACAGCTCATAAAGCACAAGGAAGTACATACAATACTGTTATAATACCAGTTTATGATTACTATACTAGATTTCACAAAGACGCAAATCAATTGCTGTATGTGGCACTTTCAAGGGCAAAAGAAAAAGTTATTTTCGTGAATAAAAAAGAACAATTTGGAGAAACTGACAAAAGGAAAATGTTTACAGAATTTGAAAAGCAATCAATTTGCAGTGCTTACGATTATAAATGTGTAAATTGCCGAATTGATTTAGCTGATAGAGAGTTTCAAATAGACCATAAAATTCCATTAGCTTCAGGCGGCAAAAATTCAATTGAAAATCTTCAGCCATTATGTGTTAGTTGCCACACAAAAAAATCAAATTACGAAAAATTTAGCAAACAATACAAAAAATAACCACAATGAGTGATGTATTTAAAATAGGAACTTCAGTTAATGAAAATGAAAATTCAGACTACGGAACAGGATACAAAAAGCCTGATTACGAAAATCGTTACAAGTGGTTTGTTTCTGAATTTGTAAGCTACAATATTGATATTCCTGATGATTTAAAACAGGAATATAATATACTTTTTGAAATGTTTGGAAAAACTGAACAAACAAAAGAAATAAGCGAGCAATTAAAAAAATTCAAAGTAAGTATTGACGATGATGTTCCGATGCCAGAAATTGTACTTTCTGTTTGTGATACAGATGGAAATAACAAAAGAATGGTAATGACACGTGAAAATATTAGTTGTGTAACTGCACAGGCTAAAGTTGGTAAAACATTTTTAGTAAAATTAATTGTATCTGCTATTCTTAAAAGAGGAGTTTTTCAAAATCGTTTACTTTCAGAATTACCGCAAGGGAGAGATAAAATCCTATACATAGACACCGAGCAATCTAAATTTCACGTTAAACTTGGACTTTCTCAAATAAAAACCATGCTAGGAGAAGAAAACGAAAAAGAGCTTAATAGAATGCAAGTTTATCAATTTGATGCAGTTAGTACATTACAGCGTTTAGAGTTCGTTAAATGGCTTATTTATAACGAAAAACCAGACTTTGTTGTGCTTGATGGTATTTCGGATTTAGCATTAGATACTAATAATTTAAAAGAAGCTGACGAACTAGTTACAAATCTAAGAATTTGGGCAACTGAAAACAATTGTCATATTTGCAATGTAATACATCAAAACCCAAATGACTTACAAACGAAAATGAAAGGACATTTAGGCACAAAACTACAAGATAAAAGTGAAATTGTTATTGGAGTTTCAATTGACAAAGAGAATGATAGCAATAGAATTGTACAAAGTTTAGCATCAAGAAACAGAAAACCAGACCCTTTCGAGTTCTCGATTGACGAAAATGGAATGCCAGAAATTCAAAAACACGAACTTTCAGAATATCAATTAACAGGTAAAAAAGCACCAAAAACAGAAAAACCAGATTATCAATTATTTGGACTTTTAACCACAATATTCAGTAAAAAATCAACAGAAGTTAATTATTACAGATACGGAGAATTGACAAGTCAAATAATTTTAGAATATGAAAAATCATTTAATGAAACATTAGGAGATAACAATGCTAAAAAATTACTTACAAAATTTATAGACAAAGAGTGGGTAATACAATCAGATAAGTTTTATTATTTAGGAGAATTTAATACTGAAATTGAAAATAACTTTTATTAGTTATTTTTTTTTATTAATAAATGTTAAATATATGTTAAAATTTCTTTGTGTGCTTGCAAGTTCAATAAATAAATAGTAGCTTTGTGCAGTCGCTTGGAGACGCAAGCACTATAGCTACTTTATTATTCATTGCGCATCACACAGCACAATTAAACCGAATTAACCAGCAGTCCTTACCTGTTGATATATAAATAAGAAATAAGAGCATTTTGATTAATAGATGTAAGGAGTCTATTTTTTGATTTGCTTTTTTTTGTTTTTAAAATGGAAAAAATATTTACAATTAATGAGTTGTTAAAAATTATTAACTATTCAAGAGAAAAAGAGGAATTAAAATATTATACTTTAAAAGAGCTTTATGGTGATTTAGAATCCGAGGAAGTTTATGATGATGAAGGATTAAATTTAATTCAATGCGTTGGACTTTTAGCTTATCAAAGTCACTTTGTTAGATTTTTAGCCACAAAAGAATTGCTAAAAGAAACACATTTTACAGTTAGTGATTTTTGTAAAGAGCATAAAATAGAAATGGATTTTGGAGAAATAATTGCTATTAGTAAATTTTGTCAAAAAATATCTGACAAAGAAAATAAAGTTATAAAAACAAAATTAAACAAAAACAATAAAGAAGTAAAAATGTTTGACGTTTCTATTTTAAAAAAAGTAATGAAAATAAAATGAAAACAATATCAAAAATAAAAAACGAAACATTTACAATAGAAAAAGCAATCAACAGACTGCAATGGAGGTTTAAAAATGAAAATGTAAAAATTAATGAATCAAAAATAGTAATTAACGAACTTGACCAAAAAGCAGTTGATTTTTTAACAAATTGGATTGAACGTCAAAAAATAGAATCATTACAGCAAAATATGTTATTTGCTAAATTATATTGTTATTCTCTTATAAATGAAATTGAATTTTACAAGGACGTTGAATTTGCAAATAAAAAAATTAATGATATTTGTAAAATGGATATTCAAAGTCTTTACGATGAAGTTTACAGAAAAATGAACAATTTGGAATATTTAAAATTTTGTAAAGAAAATGGAATTATTACTGACCACATCGAAAAAATGATACTAAACAAAGAACAAGAATCAAAACAAAAGGAATTAATAAAACAAAACGAAAAAGAATTAAGCAAAATATTAAAAGGTTTATGGTCAAAAGAAAAAATTTACAAAAGTTTAAATAACACTATTTCAGAAACTATAAACAAATTTAAATGAACCATATAACAATAAAAAACAACAAACTATCACTTAACCCAAACGAAGTACAAATTTCGCCATTGGGTAGAGAGTTTAGACTATCAGGAATTAAAATAGATTACTCTAAACCTCCGAAGTATATAAACAATAATGCAAGGCATTGCACTACTTACACATTCATCTACTTAGATACACAAGAACTATTTTCTTTTTATTTCGATGAATATGATAAGTTTGTATGTAAACTTTAAAATTAATTAACTAAATTTGTATTTATGAAAAAACTATTATTACTATTATCGGCTATTTTATTTATTAGTTGTTCAAATGATGATGTAGAAAATTGTACTTATACTTGTAACGCATGGGTAAGACAAGAAGGAATGATAAGAACAGTTATACCTGTAGAATTAGATTGTGAAACAAACGAACCTATTAATTTACCAGAAGGATATACTTTTTTAGGTTGTGATAACGATAATACTCCGTAAGTTATGGCAAGACCAAGTGAATATAATATAAAAATATGTAACGAAATTTGCGAAAGAATTGTTTTAGGAGAACATATAAAGCCTATTTTAGATTCAGATGATAAATTTCCAACATTCCCTACTTGGTGTAAATGGAAAAGAGAACACGACGAATTATTTAACCTGTACACACGAAGCATACAAGATAAAGCCGAAATGTTAATCTTTGAAATTAACCAAACAATGCAAGATGTTAGAACAGGGATTTTAGACGCATCACAAGGAAGATTGATAATTGACACTTACAAATGGATGGCTTCTAAATTCTATCCTAAAATGTTTGGTGATAAAGTTGATGTTACTTCAGGAGACAAGCCAATTCAAGTTGCTCCACCTCAAATAGTTTTTCAAGCTCCTAAAGAAGAAAATGAGTAATGTTGTTGTACATCCAAAATACTATCCTTTATTTGAATTATTAGAAGGTAAACATGCCGAAGTCGATACCGTAATTATTACAGGTGGTCGATATTCGGCAAAATCTTTTAATATAGGGTTGTGGGCAATAATTGGATTAGTAAATTACGATTATTCTGTACTTTTTACACGTTATACAAACGTTTCTATTGTCGATTCAATTAAACCAAACGTAGATGATAAAATCGAATTATTGGGTTATAATTCATACGTAAACAATACAAATACTCACATAGAAAAAGGCAAAGAACGCATTGCATTTAAAGGGATAAAAACAGGCTCAAGTCAACAAACAGCAAATTTAAAATCATTAGAACAATTTAACGCATTTGTAGTCGATGAAGCCGATGAGATGCCAGACTATGAAACATTTGAAAAGGTGTTTTTATCTATACGTTCATTAAGTAAAAGAAATATAACTATTTTATCTTTAAATCCTTCAAGTGTTCAACATTGGATATTTAAAAAATTCTTCAAAGATAAAGGCTTGAAAGGTGGCGAAAACGTTATTGTAGATAACGTGCTATACATTCACACTTCTTACTTAGATTTACCTAAAAAGTTAGTCCCAGATAATATCTTATCTTACTACTCAAAATTAAAATTAGACAATCCTAAAAAATACAATCATGTTGTTTTAGGACAATGGGTTGCTGAGGTTGATGGACAAGTACACAAAGCATTCAAACAACTATCATATGCAGAGTTTTTAAACATTGATGCAATTACGCATAGTTCAATTGACTTTGGAGCAAGCGATCCA